AAGAGCGTTTGAAGTGGTGGGTGGACTAATAAAGGTCATCGTGGATAGTAATCTCGCTCTAATGGACTTACAGGAAAAGAAGAAAGCCCTCAAAACAAGAGATGGTCCAGTCCAGCAGGGTGTTGGTCCAACTAATAACCTAATCCTCACAACCGAAGCCCTACAAGAGATGTTGGCTAAAGGAAATGAAACATGATATCGGTAAGTTTTAGTGATTATCTGACCGAAGTCTTTGATTCTGTCCTGAAATGGAAATGGACAGATAAGGGCGAATTCGATGGGTGGGTCGCAAAAATCACGCCAGATAAGGGCAAGTGGATTGAAGTAACAATTTCAGAAAATCCAAGAAGGAAAGGAATGTGGGTAATTGTATTCTATGCAGACGGTGGTTTTTTAGATCCAACCGGTGACCAGAATTCCTTCAAGATTATGTCAACCGTTATCAAAATAACAGCCGATTTCCTGAAGCTGAATGGAGAGAATGTAAAGGTTATCAAATTTGAAGCCAATAAAATAGATGAGAAAAAGGCTACAGGCAAGGATAGTCGGCAAAAACTATATGACAGTCTGGTCAAACGGTTTGCTTCCAAAGCAGGATTTCAGGCTACTATCAAAACCGCCGGCAATGAAAGACGTTATACGCTAACAAGGAAATGAAACATGACTCGATATGAAATACAATCCGCGATTTTGAAGTGGTTCTCCCACATCAAGGTATATCCCACTCCTATGTTCATAACATTCGGCCCAACTTCATACAAATTGAAGGGCCACGACTATTATGACGTTCGTGATCATATACGACCTGGGGATGTATTGCTTAGAGGATATGACAACTATTTGGATGGTTTCTTCATTCCTGGTAAATACTCCCATGCGGCGATTTATGTTGGAGATGAGAGCATTATCCATGCCATGACACCAGCGGTCCAGTACACGGATTTGGTTACGTTTATGCGGTGTGATCGACTGGTTATTATTCGCCCAAATACCAGCCATGAGAATTGCCTCGATGCAGTTGATAGGGCTATATCTTTGGTGGGTGTGCCGTACGATTACGATTTTGATTTCACCAATCAAGGGGATAAGAGATTTTCTTGCTCCGAACTGATATACAAATGCTATGAGGATTATGCGGACGATATCGGTTGGGGACTGAAAAAAGTGGCATTCGGTAAACAAATTTTCACGCCTGATGATTGTCTCACAGGCCATGTTGGGATTATTGCAAAATTATAATGGAAGCTAACGTCAAAGGAAATGTCTATAACGGCAATGAACTAATCAAGAAGGCTGGTGTAGCCATTGATTGGACACCAGAACTGATTCAAGAATACAAGAAATGCATGGATAGTCCAGAGTATTTCGTTGAGAATTACATGAAAGTGGTTCATGTGGATCATGGATTAGTGCCTTTTGCTCTTTACGATTATCAAAAGGAACTAATCAACCATTTCGCGGAGAACAGATTTAGTGTGGTTCTTGCATGTAGGCAGTCGGGTAAGTCTATTACTTCTATCGGATACTTGCTGTGGTATGCCTGTTTCAATAAAGACAAAACCATTGCTATTCTCGCCAATAAGGGCGACACAGCCCGAGAGATGCTGTCCAGACTTCAAACAGCCCTAGAGCATCTCCCGTTCTTTTTACAACCTGGAATTAGAGGTGAATTGAATAAAGGTTCAATGCGATTCGCCAATGGTTGTAAGATTGTGGCTGGTGCAACTTCTAACAGTTCTATCCGTGGTCTTTCTATCTCACTCCTATACCTAGATGAGTTTGCGTTTATCGACAACGCGGAAAAGTTCTATACGTCCACATACCCTGTTATTACATCTGGTAAGAAAACCAAAATTATCGTGACTTCTACAGCTAACGGTATTGGCAACCCATTCTACTACATCTGGGAAGGCGCGGTGAGTGGTAAGAATGATTATAAACCATACCGAGTTGATTGGTATGATGTTCCCGGGCGTGATGAGGCATGGAAGAAACAAACCATTGCGAATACGTCTGAAATCCAATTCATGCAAGAGTTCGGCAATGACTTCCTAGGTACAGGTAATACGCTTATCAACGGTAATGCTATTATGGCAATGTCAACTGAGGAGCCAGATTTCCTAAGAGACAAAGTTCGGTTGTATGCACAGCCGATCCAGCCAGTGAAAGACAGCAACGGCGTTGTGATTTTCCCTGGGCATGAATATGTCATGTCTGTTGATGTGGCTAAAGGACGTGGGCAAGATCATACCGCTTTCCACATAATTGACGTTACGACTCGCCCATTTGAACAGGTGGGTACCCTCTATGATAACGAGATATCGCCGCTCCTATTACCGAATCTCCTTGAAAAATATGCCAAGATGTATAATGATGCCTTTGTTGTGGTGGAGAATAATGACCAGGGGGCCATGGTGTGTAATGGCCTGTACTACGATCTGGAATATGAGAATGTATTTGTAAATTCTGCCTCGAAATCGACCAATCTCGAAAAGGCCAACGGTGGCTCATATGGGCTTGGGTTGTATATGGATAAGAAAGTCAAGCGCATAGGTTGTTCTAACCTCAAGGATTTGATCGAAGAGAAAAAGCTGATTATCCGTGATAAGAATACGGTCCAAGAGTTCACCACATTTGCTGCCAAGGGCGTATCGTATGAGGCAGAGGATGGACATTTTGATGATCTTGTGATGGCACTGGTTGTGTTCGCCTGGTTCGCCACAACCATGTTCTTCAAGGAAATGACAGACAACGAAATCAAAGCCATGTTGTATGAGGAACGAATGAAACAAATCGAGAATGATGTCCTGCCGTTCGGCATCATAAATGATAACGGATTTGAGCCAGAAATCATCGTTGACGGCGGCGGCCAAGTATGGACTGTTCACGATGATCTCCACAACGGCAATGACTCCTTTGGTGGTAGTGGCAACTGGATGTTTGACGAACCGCTCTAAGATCGATCAAATTATAAATACATTGATAAATGAATGCACCTTTTTTACATAAAGGAGAAAAAATATGGTTTTTCAGATTAGCCCAGGCGTGAATGTCAGTGAGGGCGACCTTACTGCGGTAATTCCAGCCGTAAGCACAACTGACGGCGCCGTAGCCGGCGAATTTCAGTGGGGCCCGTTGAATGAAAGAATTCTGATCGATTCCGAAGATAATCTTGTTACGCGCTTTTGGAAGCCTGATAACAATGTCGCCAGCGTATGGTTCACAGCGGCAAACTTTCTGGCATATGGCAACAAGCTATATGTGGTTCGAATTGCATCGGAAACTTCAGGTACCACAGCAAACAACGCAACCAGTGACGGAACTGGTCTCCAGATTAAAAATGATGATCACTATACGGCTAGCTATTCTACAGGTCAAGGATCTGTTGGTAGTTGGGCCGCAAAGTACCCAGGCGTTCTGGGTAATAACCTAAAGGTTTCCGTATGTTCTTCGGCAGCCGCATACCAATCAACTCTAACAGGCAACGTTACAGTTACAGCAAACACAACCGCCGTAACAGGTCTTGGAACGCTGTTTGACAGCGAAGTCCGTGCAGGCGATTTGCTCCAGCTTAACAGTGTGGAAGTCAAAGTTGCTTCCGTTACAAGTAACACAGCCCTAACGCTAAGTGCCGCTCATTCGGCTGGTGCCGCTGCTAATGCTTCCGTAGTAAGAAACTGGGAATATTACAATAACGTTGATAAAGCCCCAGGAACTTCTACCTTTGTTAGCAACCTTTCTGGCGCCAATGATGAAATCCACATGACAGTGGTCGATCAAGATGGTGGTATCACAGCCACGCCCGGAACTGTCCTTGAAGTATATGAGCAACTTTCGTTGGCTTCGGATGGCAAGACCAGTGACGGATCGATCAATTATTACCGTGAAGTCATTAACCAACAGTCTTCATGGGTACGTTGGATGGATCATGCATCGGGTAACTCCAATGCTGGTACAGCCGCGGCAAGCACAAGCTTTATTGATAGCGTAACCGTTATTTCTGAATCGCTTTCTGGTGGTACTCGTGGCGCTGCGCCTTCGAATGCTGACAAAATCCGTGGTTACGATAAGTTCGCAGATGCTTCCGGTGTTGACGTTTCCCTAATTATGGGCGCGGACGCCAATATCACTGTTGCCGCTCACCTTGTCGATAACATTGGCGAGAGCCGTAAAGACGTTCTGGTCTGCCTATCACCTGAAGAGAATGATGTGGTGAACAACGAAGGCTCAGAGGCTACCGCTTCTAAGACTTTCCGCGATCTTCTAGCGTCCTCTTCATATTCGACAATGGACAGTGGCTGGAAATACCAGTATGACAGGTACAACGATTTGTACCGTTATGTCCCGTTGAACGGCGATGTTGCTGGCCTATGCGTTCGTACTGATACTGTCCGTGATGCATGGTGGTCACCAGCTGGTTACCAGCGTGGAGCCATCAAGAACGTTGTTAAGCTTGCATACAATCCTACCCGCGCGGAACAGGATACCCTATACAAAGCGGGCATTAATCCAGTTGTTTCTGCTCCGGGTCACGGCATTGTGCTATTTGGTGATAAGACCATGTTGACCGCACCGAGCGCATTTGACCGTATCAATGTTCGCCGTTTGTTCATCGTGCTTGAAAAAGCTATCTCCACAGCATCCAAATTCATGCTGTTTGAGTTCAACGATGATTTCACCAGAGCGCAATTCCGTAATATGGTTGAGCCGTTCTTGCGTGACATCCAGGGCCGTCGTGGTATCTACGATTACCGTGTGGTTGCAGATGAAACAAACAATACAGCGGAAGTTATCGACAATAACGAATTTGTCGGTGATATCTACGTTAAGCCTGCCCGTTCTATCAACTTCATCCAGTTGAACTTTGTTGCCGTCCGTACTGGCGTCGAATTCACCGAAGTCGTTGGCAAATTTTAAGTTCAACTGATATAAATACAACAAGAGGAGAAACAACGTGGCATTTAATGTAAATCTATTCACTGGTCAAATGGCGTTGGGTGGAGCCCGAAATACACATTTCGCGGTTCAAATCACCAACCCCATCAATGGCGCGGCTGATATTCAAGTGCCGTTCATGGTAAAAGCGGGTCAAATTCCCGCCGCTACTTTGGGTGTCATTGAATTACCATATTTTGGTCGTAAGATCAAAATTGCTGGCGACCGTACATATGCGGAGTGGACAACCACCATCCTGAATGATGAAGACTTTGCTGTTCGGAACGCTATAGAGGAATGGTCTCATGCAATCAATACCCCGATCGGTAATATTGCAAGCCTAGACTCTGCATCGCCTTCGCAATACAAATCGGACGCTCAGATCATCCAGTATTCTAAGACAGGTATTCCAATTCGGACATACAATTTTGTAGGCCTTTGGCCGCAAGAGGTATCAACGATTGATATGGCTTGGGATTCGAATGATCAGGTCGAAGAATTTACCGTAACATGGACTTATGATTACTGGGAAATTCAGGGCGGCATTACCGGATCAGGTGGCACAGCACCGCCAATACTATAACTTTGAATATACTCTAACATTATTCAAAGTGGTCTACGATATAGGGGTGCATCTAAATAATGGTGCTGCCCCTATATTTGTTTATTAAAAGGAATTGAACATGATCCAACTATTCGGCTATCAAATAGGTCGGGCTGAGAAGGAAGTGAATAAACGCAAGAATATTCAAGCTTTCTCCGCGCCGTCCAATAATGATGCAGCAATGACGGTGGCCGAGAATGGTGTCTTCGGCACATATCTTGATATGGACGCCACGGCCAAGAACGAAGCCCAACTGATCACCAAATATAGAGAGTTAGCACTATCACCCGAGGGCGAAAGAGCCGTTGATGACATAATCAACGAAGCCATCATCATGGAAGATTACAAATCTCCCGTCGAAATCAAGATGGACGATCTGGACCAACCAGACGCGGTCAAGAAGAAAATCGAGGAAGAATTCGTTGCCATTCTCAAAATGATGGATTTCAATAACCAAGCGTATGACATATTCAGACGTTGGTACGTCGATGGTCGCCTGTACTACCATAAGATGATTGACGTAAAGAAACCTCGCCAGGGCATTCAAGAATTACGGTATATCGATCCTCGCAAGATCAAGAAGATTAGAAAAATTCTAAAGTCCACTGAAAGAGAACAAGCGGCACTCCAGTCTCTAAATCCTCAATTCATGGAATTTTACATCTATAACGAGCGCGGCATTGCCAGTAATATGAATGAAGGTATTCATATTGCCAAGGATTCTATCACATATGTCCATTCGGGGCTTATCAACGAGAAAAGCACCGTAATCCTATCTCACCTGAATAAAGCCATGAAGTTATGGAATCAAGTGAGATGGATGGAAGATTCGCTGGTAATCTATCGCATATCCAGAGCACCAGAAAGACGCATTTTCTACATTGATGTCGGTAACCTGCCTAAGATGAAAGCCGAACAATACCTCAAGGACATGATGATCAAGCATAAAAACAAGCTGGTCTATGATGCTTCCACTGGTGAGGTCAAGGACGACAGAAAGTTCCAGACGATGATGGAAGACTTCTGGTTGCCTCGCCGTGAGGGTGGTAGAGGAACTGAGATTTCCACACTACCTGGTGGTGAGAACCTTGGTCAAATCGAGGACGTTGAATTTTTCAAGAACAAATTCTATAAGGCGTTGAATGTACCAGTTTCTCGTATGGAAGCTGATGGCGGCTTTAACTTGGGGCGATCCTCAGAGATTACCCGGGATGAGTTGAAATTTGCAAAATTCATTAACCGTTTGCGTATGCGATTTGCCATGTTGTTTGATGATTTACTTGAAACACAGTTGATCCTCAAGGGCATTACGGACAAAGCTACATGGAACGAGATGAAAGAGTATATCTTTTATGACTTCCGTGAGGATAATCATTTTGAAGAATTGAAGAATCAGGAAATCCTTCGTGAGCGTATGACGGTTTTGGCTGACGTTGATGGCTATGTAGGACGGTATTATTCACTCGATTGGGTGAAAAAGAACATCCTTCGTCAATCAGAGGAAGAGATTGAAGAGCTTCAAAAAGCTATGGCAGAGGATGAGAAAGAGGGCGTTGATCCAGAAGAGAATGGTGACACCAACTTTGGTGCGTTCTCTGGTCGATCAGACGTTCTATCCCGAGAGGATCCAATTCAGGACATAAGACCTGAAGACGATGCAAACGAGCCTGGTATGCCTGAAAAGCCAGAGAAACCTAAGCCACCAGTACCACCCAAAAAAGCAGAGACCAAAAAAGCAGAGCCTAAAAAAGAGGAGTATACTCCAGAAGAAATTGAATTGATCGAATCACAGACTCGGTTTTTCGAGTCTTTAACTATGGAAAACACTCTGGATGAATAAACAACTATTGAAGGATTCCACGATCTTGGCGACTCTTCTCGCAATGGTGAAAAGAGAAGTCAAAAAGAGCGTCGGACCACCTGACCGTCATCAACGAAAGTACCCGGTCCATAAAAGTACAGATTATTCGAAATCCGACGCACCTTAATGAGGGCGTAACACTTTCTGATATTGACTCATCCACATCCGTTATGGAGTATGGCGCGGGCTCAGGAACCACAACAGGCGGTAATGCACTTTTACCTGTCTTCGTGACTGCCTCGGACAGTAAGGATATTGATATTGAGCATCTTGGGTTGAAGTTGCGGCCGACAGACAGTTGGGCCATTGTTGTCACGAGACTGGGTGGTGGTAATAATGACGGTGATGTCACTGTCGGTTTGAGTTGGCTAGAACGAGTTTAATAATCGAAACCCTAGATGATTACTTAGAAATTATAAATAGAGTATATGGAGAAAATTATGACCGAATTTAATACTACCGATGTTGTTAAATCTGCCCTTGCTGGCAACGCCACCCAAGTAAAGGATGCTGTCCACGGCATTTTAGCAAGTAAAGTTTCCGATGCCCTTGATGTAAAGCGGGCAACAATTGCAGCTTCCTGGTTGCAAGAACCAACCGATGAGGATGAAAATGGCTAAAACATTTATACAAATCAAAGCGGAATTAGCTGAATCCCCTACAAGTCCGACACCCGTAGAGATGAGCCCCGACAATCCAGAAGTCAAAGCGATCAATGCTAAGAAGAAAGGCAAGAAGCTTGCCGATCTAACCAAGCATCCGACTGCTGGTGACGAAGTGTTCAAGGGCAAGGCAACGAGCGCCCGAGCATCGGTTCATGCGGAAGAGGTAGAACTGGACGAGTTATCCAAGAAAACTCTCGGTCGCTATATTTCCCGCGCTGGTGATGATAGAGATCAGAAATCTTCTGATGCTGGTATTCTCACTGGTCGCAATGCTAACAAAGATGAAGCAAAACGTGCCAAAGCCCTGAACAAAAAAGCGGGCAAGAGAGCCAACAATATTGACCGCGCAATCGGGAAACTGGCGAAAGAAGAAGCGGATTTTAGTGAAGCAAAGAAATTCGATCCGAAAGCAGCCGTAGACGATATGACGAAAAGTATCATATCGGACGTATACAAAGACGCATATGGCATCCGTCCTCGTTCCGCATCTTTCTGGAACAAGATCAAAAATATGGGTGATGCCGATCAACTTCTTACACGCCTTTCAAACAATATGGGCGACAATGATCAACATGAAAGAGACTCGGAAGAGAAAGAACGCCGCGTCCAGAAAAAGCGATCATTTGGTCCTAAGATCGGCTCATCCATGGCAGCTGCCATGAAGAAAGCTGGGTTCAAGACGGAAGAATGGCAAACCGATATTCAAGAATCAAAGTCTGTGGAGTTGACAAAGAAAGCCAAAGCTCTCGTAAAAGTATTGAAATCAAAGGGTGTATCTGACAAACAGATTTTCTCCAAGCTAAAGGCTGCGGGAATCGGTGAAGATATCATCCTCAGGGTGATGGAATAAAAAGTGATAAAAAGAGGTACCAATAGTTCTAGATCATTCATGGCTTTGGTATTTAATAAGAATTCGAACGTAACCTAATTTGGGTATTAAGGAATAAAAATGGGAATTATCACAAAAGGAAATAAAGGTGGTTATCTAGTAGCTAAATATACAGCGAATGGATTTTTCAATGTTGAAACTTCTAATGTTGTGGGCGAAACTGTTAATACCATGTCTTTTACCAACATCCTCTGGTCTAGTAATAATTCTGGTGTGTGGAATATTAGTCGTGGCGCCAATGTGGTTGCTACCCTTTCGGGATCAGGTCAATGGGATTTAGCTGGAATCGGAATGGCGTTAGAGACAGGCGGCGAGAATGCGGCTAATGTGGTAGTGACCCTGGAAGGATCAACAGGCACTCTCATTATGAAATTGCATAAACAATCGTCATTTACCACGGAGTATTAATCTTATGCTATTAATGACTGAAATGTCGGAAAATGTTACGACAGGCGAAGAAATTAATGAGACCACAGGCGAAAAGTCTTTGTATATTAAAGGCATTTTCATGCAATCGGAGGTCACAAATAGAAATGGGCGCCGCTATCCAGGCCAGATCCTTGAACGTGAGGTTGGTCGCTATGTGAAAGATAATGTTGAAAAAAACAGAGCTTGGGGCGAACTGGGCCATCCAGCAGGACCGACAATTAATCTTGACCGCGCTTCCCATAGAATCACTTCCCTTGTCAAAGAGGGCAACAATTTCATGGGCAAAGCGAAGATATCTAGCACACCGATTGGCGATATCGTCAAAGGCTTGATAAAAGATGGTGGAAATCTTGGCGTATCAAGTAGAGGAATGGGGTCTCTAAAACAAGTTCATGGTGTGAATGAGGTTCAAGGAGATTTTCATCTTGCTACTCCAGCCGATATTGTGGCCGATCCGTCCGCGCCAGATGCCTATGTTGATGGTATCATGGAGGGTAAAGAATGGGTATGGGACAACGGAATTATCCGTGAAGTTACAGTTTCCGCACACCAAGATATTGTTAAGAAAGCGTCAAGATCGGAACTTGAAGGAGCCAAGTTGGCAGTATTTCAAGACTTCCTCTCAAGACTTTAAAATTATAAATACTGTTGAAGATTTACAAAGGAGACTGTAATATGTCTAAAAAAGAAGATCAATTGGACGAGTTCAAGGCCGATCATTCTGGCTCAGCCGTAGTACCCGGATCAGAGATTTCTGGTGCTGCCGATAAAAATGCAGAAGATCCAAAGGCCGATGGCAAGAAGAAAAAGGGTGCTCACCCTAAGCCCACAATCACCGCGAAGGACGCCAGTGTAAAAGCTGAGGAAACAGAGTCCGACGATGAAGTTGTGGTGGAAGCGGATGAGGACGTTGAATATACCAAAGCGGATATGATCAATGCCGTTCTTGATTCGATGAAAGACAAATCCAAGCTAGAGCTTGAAAGCATGTTCGGCGGCGTTATGGATTCGCTAAATGAAGCGGATGATGACGACGATGAGGATGACGATGAGGACGACGAGGACGACGATAAGAAGTCCAAGAAGAAAGGTAATCCTTTCGCAAAAGTCACCAAAGAAGACGTAGACCTGGGCGACGATGTTGCCGCTATGTTTGGTGATGAGGATTTGTCCGAAGAATTCAAGCAAAACGCCACGATGATTTTTGAGGCAGCCGTTGTCGCTAAGATCAACGAGAATCTGGAAATTCTTTCTGATCAGAATAGCGAAGAGCTTACGGAAGCCACCGATACAATGGTAGCTGAAATCTCCCAGAAGGTTGACAACTACCTAGAGTATGTTGTCGAAGAATGGGTTGAGGAAAATGAAGTCGCCATCGATTCAGGCATCCGTAATGAACTAGCCGAGTCTGTTGTTTCTGACCTAAGAAACCTTCTGGCTGACCATTTCATTGATATTCCTGAGGAAAAAGCCGACATTGTTGAAGAGCTTGGACTACGAGTACAGGATCTTGAATCACAACTGGACGAAGCAATTAATTCTTCTATCGATTTGAAGAATGATAATGTTTCTCACCAGAAGGGCGGAATCCTCGCCGATGTGACAGAGGGTCTTGTTGACACTCAGGTCGAGAAATTGAGATCACTTGCCGAAGGCGTTGATTTCGAGGACGAAGATGATTACCGCGCACGATTGACTACCATGAAGGAAAGCTATTTCCCAACTGATGGAAAATCCGTGAGTTTAACCGAAGAAATTAGTGACGAAGCGATTGACGATGGTAGCGAAAATGAGCAACATATTGATCCAGCAATGGCGCCTTATGTGAATGCTATTTCCAAGACTACAAAACGCTAATTTTATAAATAAGAGTATAATATATCCAAAGGAGAACAAAATATGTTGCTCAATGAAGAACTACAAAAGAAGTGGCAGCCCGTCTTGGAGCATGAGAGTCTACCAGAGATTACTGATCCTCACAAACGTGCCGTCGTAACCACTCTGCTAGAAAACCAAGAACGTGACGCCCGCGAACAAGCTGGTGGTTCTGGCGGTTATGTAGGGCAGACTTCGCTACTTGAGGCAGCCCCGACTAATAACATGGGCGCATCCTCTTCCACGGCTTCCGCAGGCGCTGTCGATATTTTCGATCCCGTCCTGATTTCGCTTTTGCGTCGTGCCGCTCCTAACCTGATGGCGTTCGATCTGATGGGTGTGCAGCCAATGACTGGTCCGACTGGACTGATCTTTGCCATGCGTAGCCGCTATTCGACTCAAACTGGTACGGAAGCTTTGCATAGTGAAGCTAACACCACGTTTTCTGCCGCCGCCGCTGGTAATACAGCTATGGCAGCTGCCGCTAACAACCAAACTGGTTCGACACCTACTGGTCAGTCTAACTCCGCTTACACCGCCGCTACCGCAATGTCAACAGCATTGGCTGAGCGCCTTGGTGAAGCTACGTCCCATGACTTCCCAGAGATGGCATTCTCAATCGAGAAAATCACCGTTACTGCTCTTAGCCGTGCTTTGAAGGCTGAGTACACGATGGAATTGGCTCAAGATTTGAAAGCCGTTCATGGTCTAGACGCCGAGACAGAATTGAGCAACATTCTTTCAACTGAAATTCTTGCCGAAATCAATCGTGAGATGGTTCGTAAGATCAATATTTCAGCTACGATTGGCGCCCAAGAGAACACCACAACTGCTGGTGCTTTTGACCTTGATCAAGATGCCAACGGGCGTTGGAGTGTTGAGAAGTTTAAAGGCTTGATGTTCCAGATTGAGCGTGAAGCTAATGCTATCGCCAAAGCAACCCGTCGTGGTAAAGGTAATATTCTTATCTGCTCTTCCGATGTGGCATCCGCTTTGAACATGGCAGGCGTACTCGACACTAGCCCTGCTTTGAACAACACCATTAGCTCGGACGACACAGGTTCTACCTTCGTCGGCGTTCTAAACGGCCGCTTCAAAGTCTACATTGACCCTTACTTCGCAGCCTCTGCTGGCGTTCACTTCGCTACAGTTGGTTATAAAGGATCAAGCCCGTTCGATGCCGGCATGTTCTATGCGCCGTACGTACCTCTCCAGATGGTCCGCGCTATCGGCGAGAACACGTTCCAGCCTAAGATCGGCTTCAAGACTCGTTATGGTCTTGTTGCTAACCCGTTCGCCACAAGTCAGGCAGACGGTGTTGTATCTTTCGAGTTCAAGAACGTTTACTACCGTATCTTCAACATCGAAAACTTGATGTAAGCCGATACATACCAAAAGAAAAAGGGATCCTTTCGAGGATCCCTTTTTTTGTCTTTATTTTCGAGTTTCATGTCAACAACTTAAACAATTTGGACACGCCGCCGACGGCTATGGAGAAACAGAAGCCGATACCGGCGGTGGTCCAAAGGATCCAAAGTGGACTAAACACCCACCACCAGGACCAATCAATGGTCCCTAACATTTTCAAGACAACAAAGATAATTGCAAGGAGCCATGTGCCATTGATGACGGCGTCTCCAGTACTTGCATTTTCTCTCATGTCAATAACCTAAACAATTTGAATATGCCACAGACGGCCATGAAGGCGCAGAAAACGACGCCGGCAATCGCGAAACCGCCCCAAAGTGGACTAAACACCCACCACCAAGACCAATCAATATTGTCCGTCAATTTCAGGACAACAAAAATAATTGTGAGGAGTGGAAGCAGACCGATGCCACCCGACTCGACGTTTGAACTTGCCATTTTCTTTCTCTATCTATTTCACTATAATCATAATAGCAAATGGAGAGGGTAATGTCAACCGTTTATTGTCTGAATTGTGAAATTTCTATAGGCAAAGGTGGCATCGGCCACGAGATATTGAATATCGGTTTCCTCGACATTGAAATCCAGAGAGGACAGTGAGATGGGAAACATGTCCTTGAACGTCACTTCCACATTGGGATTATTGGATGAGGTCATTACCATAAGAGTGGCATCCGACATTGTACCAGTGCCATCGAACTGTCTTGAGTCGATCATGGCACGTGGGTCCTTATGAATGGACTGTGCGAAATTCTCAGGATAGCCTAATCCGATGAGCCAATTGAAAATTTCCATATAATTGGTCATATCTTCATCAACCATGAAGCGTATATTATATGGTTCAAATGTAA